GAGGAATGGGTGGTGGAGTTAAAGGTATCTTTGCTATATTTTTAGGTATTTTATTATCACCTATAACTGGTGGAGGATCTCTTGGTCTATTAGGAGCTTTACTTCCAGCTATAGTTGGTTTAATCTCTCTAGGAGTCTCAATGTTGTTAATGAAACCACCACCAATGGTAAGTCCACAACAAATCGCTAATCCTTCTGCAGATTTTGAAGCTTCGCCTGATAGTGGTGGAGGTGAACCTTCTTATACTTTTAATGGACCAGTCAATACGGTAGGAGAAGGTGGTCCAATTCCAATAGGTTATGGAAGATTAATTGTAGGAAGTCATCAAGTATTTAGTTCTTATGATCAATTATATCGTATACAGTCTAGAGCTAATAAATATGATAGTGCAGGTAAACCTCCAGAGGATGCAGGACAACAAAACTATCCAACTAAAAGTTATTACTTTACTCATTATGGTACGGCCATAGATATTCAAGATGTACAAGGAAACTCCTTGTCAGATTCTTCATTAAACGCAGGAAATTAATATGGCTAAAAAATGTAAAGATTGCGATCCAAATAAATATATTGAAGGACTTGCATATCGCGGAGAAAATGGAGTATCTTTTGATAATTTTAATAATTATAACGATATTGGACAACCATATGATGCTAATAATGAGCCTACCACAGATATGCTCGCAAATGTTGATGACATGCTTGATGCTTATAATCCAATATTTTCTCCTGGTTCATTAAGGTCTTGGCCAGTGTCTCAAAATAATGCGATAAAAATTAATGGAATTGATAATAGTCGAGGATTTTGGTTCGTTTGGAGTTTAACAGATGGGTTAATTATGTATGGAAGCCCAGGAGTTGGTATAACTCCAGCATCAATAACTGCGGCTTATCAAAATTTTATAAATAAAACCGTATCAAATGCAACGGTTTTATCGGCGATAAAAAATGAACCATTTATAACACAATTTCAAACAGATACATTACCATCTTATTTTACATTTAATGGTTTCAGTTCTATTGCAGAAACGAATTCAAATGATCCTATTAGATTTTCTGATGTATATGATGTTAGTTATTCTCAAAATGGTAATGAAGTTAGCGTGACTTATAGTAACCATGGTTTAATTGTAGGAGACAGAATTTATGTTATTTTTTCAAGCGGAAGTAATCTTGGATTAAAAACTTATGGAACAGTTAATTATGTTAGTGGAGATTTATTTAGATTTACTTATGCAACAAGATCGGTAACTACTAGTGGATTTGCACAATTATATACATATAATATCACAAAAAATAAAAATTTCATAAAAAATAAGATTAATATCGTTGGGTATGATACAGGTTATATTACTACTCATGTACGTGGTAGCAAAGTAGTCAATGTAGGTACAAGAAACAAACCAGTTTATGAAACAGAAACATTTAAATCAACAAGAAGTATTACTATAAAATGTCAAAGTAGTGATATTCAAGATCCAATGTATGTTACTAGTGCGCCAACAATAAGTTTATTTAAAGGGCAGTCTATTAGTTATACTATAACAACGAATTTAATATCTTCAAGTCAATTTAGTGTTTACGTACCACCAAAAACAAAAGATTTACTTCAATATTTAAATTTATCTTTTAATCATCAAACAAAAACTATATCTGGTACAGTTTCTAATAGTATTAAAGATCAGATAGAAATACAAAATCTATTATTTACTATTCGTGGCCCAGATTTTGATTCTGGAAACCAGAAAGAATTTAATCTAAGTGCTATAGTTGGGAAACAAGCAACTACTGGCCCATTACCAACTATTTCTGCATTTACTTATGGTGGTTCAGTTGGAGATAAATTCAGCAATTCAATACGCGGATTAAATGGAAAACAAAGGATCATAGCAATATCTTCTTTACCTGATGGACTTTCTTATAACGCTACAAAAAATGTAATATCAGGAACAGTTAAACATGCTGGAATTTTTTACGCATATGCAAGCGCTTCTAATGATAGAGGAACAACATCAAAAGTAACTTTAACTTTTAATTTTACAGATTATATTGAAAGAAATCCAAATGAAGGAGCTTCTTTTCCTTCTACAATTAATTTACCTCAAGGAAACTTTGATATTATAAAAAATAATAAATTTATTATAAAATCTTTAATTAGTAGTCGAACATCTATATTTTCTCCAAATTTAGGCGATTTTATTAAATATAAGAAAATTAACAAGAATGAATTTGACAAAATCCGTAAGGATGGATATCCTGACGGGATTCAATTAGAAGGATTGCAAATCAACTATGACTCAACGAATGCTAATTTTTTAACTTTTATTCCTGGTAATAGTAAAGATGCAGAAACGTGTCTTTGGATATCAGTAGAAAATATACGTAATCCTGCTCGTGAATTTAGAAATATAATTGGTACAATAGACATTAATGGCACATACGATGTTGATTTTGCATCTGCTGGGCTTGTAGATGGTATAGGTAACGCTTGTTATCCACCAGATAGTACAAATGGACCAGTTTCAAAACCTTATTCACAGAATATAGATGTAACGTCTGGCGGTAATACTAAAACTGGTATAAGTGCTGATCCAGCTCAAAATGTTCCAATTATATCTATGAGTCCATCAACAGTAGAGCATCAAGTGGTATTTGATTCTGGCCCTAGTTTTGACACAACTTCTGAATTTGCAAACCAAAGATTACCTAAAAGCAAGCTTTTAGCTTACCCAAATGGAATTCCAAATGCAAATGGAACATATACTTATTATGTAAGATTTACAGATAGTTGTGCGTTTAATTATATCTTTACAAGATTTACAATGTATATTGGAGTAACTCTTGCCCCAAGAGCTGGAGACGTTTATTCTTGCGTCTTCAAAGGAACATGTTTTGCAAAAGGAACAAAAGTAAAAACTCCAAAAGGCGACATCGAAATTGAAAAAATTAAAGTAGATGATGAAGTTTTAGCTTTTGATGAAAATGAGGATATTCATATTTCAAAAGTTATAGATTTTATAGATCATAATAAGGAACCTCAACCTATATATCAAATAGAATTAGAAGATGGTACAATTATCAAATCTACATTAAGTCATCAATTCCTAGTAAATGGAGAATTTAAATTCCTAAACGATATTGAAGTGGGTGAGAATTTAACATCTTTCGATAAGAAAAAGCTACAGATTAAAAGTAAAAAATATATTGGCATGGATGTTGTTTACAATTTAGAAGTAGACAAATATCATACTTATATCGCTGAAAATATATTTGTTCATAATGGCCGTGGACCTGGAATAAAGATAGGAACTGTAGAATGCAGCAGAAAAGGTGGGTGTCGAATTTATACTTCAAGAGGATGGCAAACAAAACATGCATATAATTATTCAGAGAACGTTACTTTAACTTCATCTTCTATCCCAGCAAATTGTACTACTCTTGTTAGTCAAGCTGCTGCAACTTCAACCATAATTAATTATGGTTATCAATATAGAAATAGCCTTCTTGAATCAAAAGATATAGGAATAACATCTTTAACAAATATATCAATTCTTGATGTTTTAGGCGAAGGACCGATTGAAGGTATTGTTGATTATGAAATTATACCAAACCCTGGTTTTCAAAAAGGAGATATTGGATATAAAAATGGCGTTACTATTAAAAGATATCCAGGGAATTCCTCTCTTATTAGATCTGTATATTGGAATGAAATTCCATTAGCAGACAATACATATCCAAATAATGGAAGTTTAAATTTTGAGTTTATAAGATTAAAATTTGATAATGGAGATTCTGCACCAAGACATACAAATATAGATGAATTGAAAAATATTAGTCTTGAAGAAGAGTATTATTCTAGACAAATACAAAATGGTATTTATGTTAATTATTTAAAGGCTAGAGATGAGAATGGTACAGTAATAGCAGAACAAATTAAATTACCTAAGAGATTAACTAGTACCAAAACAGTTGGTTCAAAACTATTTGGAAAAAGAAAATTCCAAGATGGTTCAGAGAAAACTTATAAAAAATCAATAACTATTCTTACTAAAGATCTTTATGGATTAAAATTGCATATAAAAGCTTTGAGTTTATTTAAACAAATTGTAGATTTAACTATTTGGGACACATCAGATCAAGCAGCTGAGAATAGCGTAGGTGGTAGAATTGATAGACAGAGTATGACATTTAAATTATATCTAAAAAGAGTAGATCGTGGGGTAGATTCAGGTGGACTCGTTATCACTCCTATTAAACCTGATTTAAATCTTCCAGAAGAATATTCTACATTAATAATGACTGGTAAGTTAAATGCTGGACCATATATTGAAACATTTGAGTGGACAGGATTAGACAAAGAGACAAATGACAATACAATTGGATGGGAAATAGAAATAGAACCAACTTATACAGAGAGTGTTGATGCAAATATATTATTAAAATCCGCTATAGACTCTATTACAGAAATATATAATGATTTTCTTGTTCTTCCTCATACAGCAGGAGTAATGACAACTTTTGATGCAAGATTTTTCCAAAGTATTCCACAAAGAGCCTATGATACAAGATTACTAAAGGTAAAAGTTCCAACTAATTATAATCCATTTAGTAAAACATATGATCCTCCTATTTGGGATGGTACATTTAAACTAGCTTGGACAGATAACCCAGCTTGGTGCTTTTATGATATAATTACGAATAAAAGATATGGACTTGGAAAATATATTGATCCACAATTTACAGATAAATGGACACTTTATGAAATTAGTAAATATTGTGATGAGCTTGTTAGCGATGGTAGAGGTGGTCTTGAACCAAGATTCACATGTAATGTTTTAATTAGTACAAGAGAAGATGCTTATAAAGTAATGAATGATATGGCGAGTGTCTTTAGAGCTATAGTCTATTATAGTGCGGGATTAATTATGACTTCTCAAGATAGACCAAAAGAGTCTATATATTTATTTAATAATTCTAACGTCAAAGATGGAGAATTTACATATAGTAATACAAGTAAAAGAGTAAGAAGAAATGTTGCATTAGTTAGATATAATGATAAAGAAAATTTTTATAAACCAGCGGTTAAATATGTAGAAAATAGAGATGGCTTAATTAAATTTGGTATTAGAGAAATAGAAGTTAGCGCTTTTGGATGCACAAGCGAAGGTCAAGCAGAAAGACTCGGTAAATGGACATTATTATCAGAAAATTTTGAATCAGAGTTGGTAAATTTTGAAACAAGTCTACCAGCTTTGTATTTAAAACCAGGAGATATAATATTAGTACAAGATCAGAATAGACAAAATAAGGTATTAGGAGGGAGAACATTTAGTTTAGACAAGAACTCAGCAATACTTGACGTAAAATACGAAGATATCTCTGGATTTTTACCAGCTATTCAAGGTTGCAAATTTAATATATTAACTCCAGCAGGTAATATCGAGATCGGTACAGAAGCTGGAAATGAAGCGATGACTTACACTGGAAATAATATTATTCCATATAAAGATGGAAATATTAATGCAATATCTTCTGGAATTAGTACATCCTTAATAAGAAGAAAACAAGTTCAAACTATAGAATATAATAATACAACATTAGAAAATGGTACTCAATCTATTTTTGCTGATGCAATATCTCTAGAGACTGGGACGAATTTTAATGGCTTTACAAGGATTAATTTTGGAACATCTGAATTAGATAATGTTGAGCATACTTTATTACAAAATACAGTTTGGACAATAGAAGTTGATCCTAATTTTTATGATTTTAGTAAAAGTCCAAGCGTATCTGGATTTAGTAATACAGGATTATATCCTGGAGCTTATCTAGAGCCTTATTTAGATAAAACTCAAAAATTTAGAATCTTAGATATAGAAGAGCAAGAAGAGAATAGATACAAAGTTACCGCGCTTCAATATGATGAGACAAAATATGCATTAGGAGACGATATATAATATGAATGGTCCAACAGGAATCCCTAATGTAACAGTTGAAGTTATTAACATAACACAAAATAGTAAAGGATTTAAATTCTATTTTAAACCAATAGAAAATATTGAAAATATAGAATCTTATAGAATATACGTAACAGATACTTACTATAACACAAAACCAAATAGTAATAATAATAATTATCTAGTACAAGAAATACCATACTCTACAGATGAAAAATACTTTTTCTATATACCTGAAAATACAGGATTAAATTATGTAACAGTTTTCTCTAAAAATATTTTTGGCATGGAGTCTACAGGAACATTATTCTCTGGATATATGCCAAATCAAAAATTTATCAAAGAAGTTAGTTTTAAAAACCTAAACTACTTCACAGATGTTTATACATATGAAGATGGAAATATATCTGGTGGAATGATAAGTACTCTAAATCAAGATAAAATTACGACTTTTTCAGATTATTGTTATTTAGGATGGCAAATATCTTTCTCTTCACCAACTACTCCAGAAGTCCAAGCATATAATCCTAATTTTACACAATATGATTTTTCTAGGTATTTTAAAAATAAAACTGTTAATATGTATAATCGCGTTCTTCCATTCAATACGACTGGAAATTATTCGAGCGGAATTTTAATAGACAACTCTTTACTAAAATCTAATTTAAATGATATCTATGCTTTAGAATCTTTGGCTGTTGCACCAGAGAAAAGTGCATTTGCCACTGAGATTAATGCTCCTATTCTTCCATTAAATACTGGAGATGTGATACAAGGAAATCTTTTTAGTGATTTTAATAGATATTTTATTTTTGATTATATTCATAATTACCAAGGATTCTTAAGCAAGAATGAATCTTTTGTTAGAGGCACAACAGAGCAAAACGCTATGGTTTATAATCCATCTGTAAATGATACTGGAATATTTGGAACTACAGGTGATAGAGAAAATTTATACGTTAAGATAGCTCAACCTGGTCATTATAATAATTATTACGTTACAATAGAAGCAGTTGACGATGAAGGATTCTCTTCTGCAGGTGGAAACATTGCAACAGATACAACAACCTCTGGATCAACATCTACATATTTTAACGATAGATATTCAAATTCAAAAGGATATAAAATACTACAAGTTAATCATAATGATATATCCAGATCAGATGTTCTAAAAACATTTAAAAATTATAGAAGGGAAGATAATAATAAAATTATTTTTGATATAAAAGATATATATCCTAATGATGTTGGCATAGATTCAATAATTATTTTACCTGTCAAATATAATGAGAACATAAACGATCAAGATAGACAAGAGTTTTTTGATGAATTTATATTTATAAGAAATCTAAAAGAAGATCCGTCCTTATTCCTAAATAATAAAAATTATAAAATTGAAATATTAGATGGTCAATATGAATCAAATTATAGACTTACAACATATCTTAGCCCAGAAAGCCCACTAGTTAATGATAATATCTTTTCAGTCAAATTATATTATCTAAACTCTTTACAGGCTTCAGCTTTAAATAATTATTTAGCTCTTACTAATAATAGTCTCCAAGCGATGCTAAACTATATACAAAATACAGATTTAATTGATAAATATATATACTTAAATAAGTTCATTAAAGATAATTCTAACTATACTTCTACAATAGCCGCAAGTTATCAAGGTCTAGTTTATTTCTTTACTCCAGAAAGTTATCCTTATATATCTTGGCCAAACGAAGATTACAGAAATGAAAATTTTAATGGATATGGTGCAAGAATGCTTGATTTTGAGAAGGATGGAGTCGCATCTGGTCCAGAATTCTTAAATTATTTTCCTCTTGCACAAGCTAGAATAGATAACTCTTTCCCTAATGAAATCAAATATAAGACTACATATAGATGCTTAGATAGTTATAAATATAATTCTTCTAATGTCGCAGGAGGATTAGATCCAGAAGATGTTCCATCAAGCGGAATAAATGGCACTAATAGTTATCTTGGAGTTTATGATCCAGGAAATATAGGAGATCAAGAATCACCAGAGGTTGTTGATTTTAAAGCTATTAGAGATGATCTAAAGTATTTTTCTGCAAAAAATATATATTCTGTAGAGGTTCTAAGCGTTGGCATACAAAAAGATGATGCTTATTCTATTATAGAATTTATATTAGATATACCTGATGCAGAAGATTTCATTATTCAGGGTATATCTGGTACAGACTCTATACTAGAAAAAGGAATAAAGAAAATTAATGGTGTCAATTATCATTATTTTGTCGCCAAATTTGTTTCTTCTTGCGGTATTAATGATGATCCTATTCTATTTGGAACAAAAATAGACGCAAAAAATATTATAGATTCTAAAAAGATGATATCTTTCTTAATATATCCAACTAGATTTAAAATCGTGCAAGATGCTCAAGATGTTCCATTCTTTGGTGATTTTTATTTATTGGCAACAGATCCAATTCAGAATAGATTTAGTTTAGTTAAATCTTGTCCTTATGTCATTATTGATAATTCAACGGATTGCTTAAAAGGATGCTGTGCAGATCTAGCTAGTATTGTAGAGGACAGAGCTCAAAATAAACAATTCTATATATTAAGTAAATATGACGCTAAACAAACTTCATCTAATTATCCTTATGGTAAAATATATGAGTGTCAAAATAAAGTTTTAGGATCTTTAATCTGGAATTATAAAGCCGTAGACTATAACTCTACTCCATATGAATTTTCATATACAAGGCCAGTAAATCAAAATGAAACTTTAAATCTAGTTTTAGCATTCTGTCCAGAGCATAACGTAACACTTCGCAAGGTTATAATATATGCAAAAGAGATAAATGATACTAATAATATATCATGGACAAGCTCTGATGTTATCTCTTCTCAAGAGTTTTCTTCTATAAGGAAGCTTAGTCCAACTATACTATCTATTCCAGACTTTATATATTCTCAAGGTGGAGAGAATCAATATCAAGACTTTCTACAAGATTATAAAAAATGGATTAATGAAAGTAAAACTTTTGGATTTAAAGTGCTCATTATAGATCAAAGTGGAGACTCTATAGAACAAGTTTTAATATTTAGAGAAAATACTTATGCTGACTTTAGTCCATATATACAGACTAATATATATGGAGATTCAAATATAATTCTATCTCCAAGTAGCTCACAGAATTTAAATAATTTTACTTACACTTCCACAAATTCATCAGTTATAGTAATGAATAATAATACTGGAATAATCACAGGACTTGGCACAACTAATATTAATTGGTCTGGGATTTCAATAACTACTACTAGTGGATATACTGGATTAGCAAAAACTATCACGATCGAAAAGAAAACATTAACAGTAATTCCCGATAATAAAACAATAATTACTGGACAAAATATTCCATCTTTAAGTGTTAACATTAGCGGATTTGTTTACAACCAGAATAGTGGAGATCTTATATCACTACCTACTGGCTACACAATTGCAGATACAAATTCTCCTTCTGGTATATATCCTATTTTAGCTAGTGGTGGTTCTGGAATTAATTATAAATTTAATTATAAAACAGGATTCTTAACCATAAATGAAACGACTGGATTTGATCCTGCATTTTATCTAACATTTACAGGAGTTATCACTTATGGCGATTAATCTTTTATCATATATAGACACGAACATAGATGGAAGTATTAATTTTGCTTCTACAAATACAAACATATTAGTAATTAACGGTTCTATTGGATACATAACTGGCGTAGGCAATGTTAATATTAATTGGACAGGTTATAGTAGTAATTTTGTTAGATATGGAACAGGAACAGCTATTTTAACTATAAATTCAAAAACTTTAACAGTAACTCCAGATAATAAATTAAGAATTAGTGGCGATAATAATCCTCCATTTACTGTTAATATTAGTGGATTTGTTTACAATCAGAATAGCGGAAATCTTGTAACATTACCAACAGGTTATACAGTCGCAAATATAAATTCTAGTGGAGGCATATATAATATAATAGGCAGTGGAGGATCAGGCGTTAACTATAATTTTGATTATAAAACTGGATATTTAACTATCTTAGAAATAGATACTGGTATTTATTTTAACTTAACAGGAGCGATAACTTATGGCGATTAATCTTTTCTCATACACAAACAATATGACTACTGGCTATTTTAGCTCTACCAATAATAATATATTATATATAATTGGATATAGTGGATATATTACTGGTGTTGGAAATGTAGGTATAAATTGGTCGGGTTTTAGTGGTGTATATTATAATACTGGTTTTAAGAATTTTGATATTAATAAGAAGATTTTAGTTGTCTTACCTAATAATCAAACAATGATTAGTGGAGATAGTTTACCTAGCTTTACTGTCAATATTAGCGGATTCGTTTATGGCCAAAATAGTGGAAATATTACAACATTACCCATTGGTTATACTACAGCCACAATTGATTCACCAACTGGCACATATCCTATTTTAGCTAGCGGTGGCTCTGGAATTAATTATAATTTTGATTATAGAACTGGTTATTTAACAATAACTCCAGATAATACTATTACAAATTACGTATCAGCTGTAGAACTCGCTGATGGTCAAACTTTAGAAAGTAGCGTTATCTCAGGTATTACATCTTTTGTAACAGGATGCAAAGCGGATGGTATTTGGAGTTCAATAAAAAGTTGTTGTATTTTAGGCGCAGCAAGATCAATAACTGGAGCTTTAGTCCCTCTTAAAGGACCCGCTCCATTCAGAGATGGAGAAGCTGGAAATATTTTTGCTCCATCTTCATACTTACGTAAAAGTGGAATTAAAGGTAGTGGAGGATCTAGTCCATCCAGATGGTTAAATACTAATAGAGCTAGCAATCAAGATCCAGCAGATAGTAAACATATTTCTATATTTATTACAGAAGCTCCATCTGGAAATCTAAGTCAACATAGTTTTTTCGGAGCAAACTCATTTCCAGTAACAGGAGCAGGTATATCTTTAGATTATAGATTTTTTAATAATGGACTCTTTTTTGATAATAATGGAGGTGGTTCTAGAACTTCAATAGCTATAGATAGGATAACTGGTTTCTATGGCGTTTCTAGAAGTAATAGCACTAATTTAAGCTTTATATTAGGAACAGGTTTTACTGGAACAATTAGTTCATCTATCTCAGCTGATCCAAGACTAGGAATTAATGATACAATATTTAAAATAAATTCACTTACGGCTGGTAATGCTGCAAATACAAATGCTCGTATTAGTTTTTATTCAGTAGGATCAGGCATAGATCTAAATAAATTAAATCTTAGAGTTAGTGGTTTAATGTCACATTTAAATCAATATATAACTTAGCGACCCATATCGCGTCCCTTAGAGCCTTGATATAATACTCCACCTGGACGCTGTTCTTCTACAATAACCTTTAATACTTGTTGTCTTAACATTTCAGAAAGCATTCTGGATCTTTCAAGAGTCTTCTTAAACTTCTCTTGATCATTCATATCGTTTCCGCTGCTGTCTTGATTCTCTTGTTTCTGTGTATCAGTTGTTTTACCATTTTGATCAACATTGACACTAATAGTAATATTATTAGTTACTCCACCGCCACTAGTTTCTGTTTCTGTTGAGGTAACTTGAGATTCTTTTGTATCTCTCTGTTGACGAGTTTGCTCTTCTACTGTTTTGTTTAGTTGATCGAGCGATCTTAAAAGTTTTGTTAAAGCTTCAATAAATTGAACTCTTGAATTATCTTGTTGTCCGTTGCCTTCTCCGCCAACTCCTATTGAAGGTAAGCCAGTACCTACTGGGCCACCTTCTGCAAAATTCATTTGACCACGATTTAATCTATCAAAAAATGGTTGGCCCATTCTATCAACAACATCTTTACGAATAACATATTCTCCACCCATAAGCATAGCTGGTACATCGTCTCTGTATGAAGAGCCACCATATATTGGTCCACCAGTTGCTCTTGCTTGCCAACTTGGTGTTATACCTAATCTACTACCTGTTGAGAAATAATTACTAAATACATTTCCTGTGGAACTGAAGCCTGATTGATAACCTGATCCACCAAAACCACCAAAATAACTACTTGCAAATGCATATGGACTATACATTCCAGGAGTCATTGGGGCACGATAAGAAGCTAATGAATCTAAACTTGTTGTTAACGGATTTAAACCAATATATTTTAAATAATTATTAAATCCTGTTTGACCAAAATTTGATGGAGATGGTTGATACAAGAATCTATTCTGTGCTGTGCCACCATAGAATGGAGCAAATCTTGATGCTACTCTTGCATAATTTCCACGATCTCTTGTGTCTAAAAGACTTCCTACATCTTGATAAAGACTTGGAGTTGTTCCACCTAAACGACCAGCAGCTAATCCTGCACCACCAAAAATTTGATTTGACCAATAATCTAAAGCAGCTTTATTATAATCTGGAAACAAAGAACCTGCTCCACCAGCGCCTTGACCACTTTGAACTCTAGCCTTAATAGCTTCATAGGATGGATATCCTCCACGACCAGGACCAACGTAAGGTCCACTATAGCCTCTAGTACTAACTGGACCTTTTAATGGAGCGCCAGAAGGTCTAAAAAATGGAGCATTAGCCTCTGCAAATGGATTTCTTACTGGTGTATCTAAAGTACCAAACATTTGAGGCAATCTAAATGAAAATCCTGCCATTTGCTGTGGAGCTCTTTGAGAAATGTTTGCGCCACGAGTTATAAAAGCTCCTTCTGGATCAACTTCTGTTGACATTAAATTGCTACGACCCACATTAGATGCATATTTAACAGCGCGATCTAATTGATTCTGTATATTTCTATAATCTGCAATCATTGTGGAGCCACCTAATACATTCTGTGAAATTACAGGCTGCAATCTTCCAGCAATTCTTTGTATTTTTGCAGCATAATTAGGATCTCCAGCAACATATCCTGCTCTCATTAACGCTGATGCTCTAGCTCCAGGATCAGTAATTCCTAATGTTCCTTTGTACCTATCTTTGGATAAAAATGCAACATAATCATCAAAAAACTCTTGAGTACTAGCATAAGATCTATATGTTCTATTACCATATATTCCAACATTCTTATCAAATCTATTTGCTGGTAAAGCAACTGTGCTTCCCTTATATCCACGACCAGCAGTTAATCCTCCTAGATTATTTGATGCTGATAATTTAGAAGTTCCATATCCACTCTCAAGAGCTAATTGAGCTAATAAAGCTTCTGGAGATGTTCCTAATCTTTGAGCGGCTTGAACAGCATAAGGATAATATCTATTTACAAATGATTCAACTTTGCCACCAGTTTGATATCCTTTAACTAATCCACCTTTAGCATAAAATTGTCCTGTGCGATCATAAGGATTTGTAGCGATAATAAGATTACCACGACCATATGTTAATGGTGCAACAGGATTAGCAAAATTTGTCCTATAGAAATCTAATGGATTTTGAAACTGAGTTTGAAATCCTGCTGGTGTACCTAATCCTACATTATATTGAAATCCTCCAAAACTAGAAGATGGTTGAGCAAACATACTTCCGCCAAATCCGCCACCATATCCTCCTGCTCCTCCAAATTGAGGAAATAATTGAGCTTGTTGCCTAAATGGATCTTGATATCCAGCTCTTTGACCTTGACGAATCTGTTCTGACATGTATTTTTGTCCTTCTGGGGAAATACCACCCACAGTTCCACCTTGTAATCCAGTACTAAAACCGCCAGTTAAAGCTTTTTCTAAAAATCCAATACCTCTTC